CTCCGCTTGTAGTTGATGCTGTAACTCTATCATGTTGAAATCGTGTGTATAACTCCCTGCTTAGACGTGCCTCTGTGAGGTCTATAAAATCATCCATTGAACTTGTCAAATCTGATCTGTTTAGAAAGTTAGCAACTGTTGTTTTTAAATCACTATATGTACCAAGTGCCATTTATAATTTACCTCCGCCCGTGCGTAAATATCTGTTATCTGGATCGTTAAGATATTTCTTCCAAGCCTTTAGGTTTTTATTAGGATGTCCAAATTTTTTTAATAATTGATAATAAATAGTAACGGGTATTTCCGCCACGTGTTGTTGATGTTTTTGTGTATTACCAATCAAAGAACCTTTAACATAATCATTTTGCTGTCTTTTATTATAATCAAGAATATGATCAACGTTTTGAGTTTCCTCAATAACAGTTTCTCCCGCCTCTTCTTTTATGACTACTTCTTTATCTTTTGTTTTGCTGATTACTTTTTTCATAATAAATAAAGGGGGTGCTTTTTACACCCCCCTATTTTAGTCTAACTTAGGTCGTAAACTGCACCATGTGCTTTAGGTGCTGTAACAACAAGTGTCATTTCAGACACAATCGCAAACTTAGTTGCATCGCCCGTAGGTGCGACATCCGAAGATGCGAAACTACGATTAGGTAATGCACCCATTTTTGCATATTCAGAGTCTAATAAATACACTCTGTCATCTTGCATGTGTCTGTCAATTACAACATTTAATGTACCAAAATCTGTTAAGAATATTGATACTGAACCAATAATGACTGCATCTTGAGGTGCTGAGGCTGTCATTTGGATTTGGTTTGTTGCAACTGAACCCGAACTTAATGCACTAAACGTTGCTTTCTTTGATGGTGAAACTACCATAATATCTGGTTGTCCGCCATCAGAGTATGCCCCCTGCATCGCTGTTTCAATTTGAGCCAACGTTAAGGCTCTTGAACCTGCATCAGTTCTAACGTCAGAACCATCGCCCGTTGCATCGGTACTTCCAGATCCACTAGATACATTCGTAATCCAAGTTTCTAAAGTCCCGAACTTTCGTGGACTACTCGTTGATTTAGCTACACTTGCACATAGAGTTTTTTCAATATCACGTCTTTGCTCAATGCCTTTTAAGACTTTGACGTAAGCTGTTTCTCTATCTCTTCCTGCTTTGTCAACCACATCAAGAGTTCCAGAAACTGAACCTGCTTGAATAAAAATCTGGTGAACATTGGTGAAGATCGAAGTAGCAGTGGGGTTAGCATATGAATAATCACTGCCCTCTGCTTGTGCATTGTTATCAACCGCACTTGCTAATTCTTGCACTTGCCATTGATGAATGATGCCTTTTGTTCCAATTTTTTCAAGATTGGAATATATTGGGGTCGTGTCTGGATCTATACGTGTGATCACGTCAGAAAGGTCTTCTCTTTCTCCCACAGCATCGCTTGTTTTAAATACTGCCATTTTTTTTCCTTTTTTTTAAAATTATTATTATTTGTTTAGTAAGTATTCAACAGCATCTCTGGTTTTGCCAGATTTACTGAGTTTGTTAAATAATTGAGCTTTTTTAGTGCTATTGACTTCACCACGTGATTTAGGGGTACTACCCTTTGCCATCTTTGGTGCTTTAACAACTTTCTTTTTGATAATATCTTTTTTTGAGTTTGCATTATCCCAAAACATAGCTTTTCTCACAATGTTAATAGCTTTGGCACTAACTGCCGTGGCAATTTCTTGTCGTGAAAAACCATTATTGGAAAGATACGTCTCAATTTGACCGACTTCTTGTTTTGCTACTTTTGGATTGTTCCAAGATGGTATTAATTCAAGAATTTCTGCATGATTTTGTAATGCTAAATCTTGCTGTTGTTTAATAATATCTTGTTGTTGTTTTTTTTGTATTTCAAGTTTTCTTTGTCTAATTTCCTGAATAGCCTTTTGTTGGTTTTCCGACATTTCTTTTTGACGTACATACTCTGATGGGTTTGTATCTATCAAAGAAGTATCAGGTTGAATTGGTTTGACAAATTGTTCAATAACATCTAATTCATTTAAAAGTTGTTGCTCGTTAGCCTGAGTCTGCTTATGCAGTTCCTCTAGTGCTTTTCTTTGTTCCGCAACTGCCTGAGTTTTGCGGGTGTAATCAGCATTTCTTAAATACGAATTTTTTAATTCATCTGTTGTTACTTTAATGCTTTGACCATCAACATTGATGGTGTGCATTTCAGGTTCAGATAAATTATCATCTTCAGTATCTAATTGATTTTCTGATTCTTCTTGTTCAGTCTCCTCAAATTCTTGCGTTTCTTCAGATTCTGTTTCAGGTGTTTGCTCAACCTCTTGTTCTTCAACAGTTGGTTGCTCATTATTTAACTCTTTACTAGACGTAGAATTATCATCTTTCAATGGTTCTGGGTTGTTTAAGAGTAGGTTTGTTGCCTCACTTTGAGACAAAACCGAGGTTTCACTTCCAGTTTGTGGATTGGTGTCTGCCATAATTTTTATCCTTTTTTGTTAAGATTATCTATTTGTGCTGAGGCTATTTTGCCATCAGTTACAAGTGTAGAAATTTCCTGACGTAATTTACGCAAATTTTGCAAACTGAGATAACTTTGTTCACGAATCTGCGTATCGTCTGGTTTACTGTTTGAAAAATCTTCCAAATACTTTTCTTCAAGTTTTTGAAAAACAATATTAAAGGTTTCATTTTCAAGTAAATCTTTTGCTTTAATACCTTGATTCTGTCTTTTATGTATATCAGAATCATTTGTCATATTTCTCTTGGGTTTCTATTGTTGGCTAGTTGAGGTAATAGACCAAGCATACGTGGATCAAATTGTTGATTTAATGGTGTCATCATACCCATAGCCATATTGTTTGCATCTGGTAATGGAACTGCCACACCTACATCAACGGGAGTTGCATTAATAGAACTCGCTATTAAATTTGCAATATCCTCTGGTGTTTGTTGTGACTGACCACCAGTTCCTTGCATACCTGCCATATTACCTAACATTGTTGCCATGCCTACATTATTTAAGTTTCCTCCACCTAGTAATGATAACAAACCACCTAATGATGCCGTTGCCGTTCCTCCGCCTCCCGTGAGTTGTGTAAATGGCAAACCCGTAAAGCCTTCTAATCCACCACCTAAAAATCCAGTCAAACCACCTTGTGCTAATTTTGTTCCTAAATTGCTAAGACCACCAAATAATGATTCAAACATATTTTTTTCTCCTTATAAATTTTGAGAAACTTCTTTGTTTCCCAATAGTTGTGCCTGACCACGCAGACGTAATTCAGATTCTAATTCAAGTCGTTTTAATTCTAATTCAGCTTGTAATTTTTCTCTCGCTAACTGAATGTCCGCCTCCATTTTTTGTTTTTTAAGTGCAATTTCTTGTTCTGCTTTAAATCGTTCTGCGGACACCTTTTGTTCTTCCTCTGATGGTTGTTGTTCCATTTCTGGTTGTTGCATTGGATCAAGAAAAAACTCATTAGAATTTTTATATCCTGACAATGACAATATCTTTGCTAACGTTTCTCTGTATTGTTTTAGATTAACTAAAGGATTGTTTGCTCCTAACGTTAATAATATTTGTTCTTGGGTTTTTTGTATATTTGTTAAAACCGCAAGTTTTTCGTTGGTTTGTCCTGTGCCTAATCCAACATTTACTTGTACATCATAACTGGTTGACCAGTTTCTAGGATCAACAGGAATAAACGTGTTATTCAATCGCACCATTTCAGTTTGAGTTGCGTGTTTACTCGCAAGAAATAAAATGCCCTTAAATAAATCTTTTACACCAGTTTCAGCAAATACTCGTGCAATTAATTCAATCTTGCCCTGACTAGCAGATACAATTTGATTTACAGCACTTGCCGTTGTACTTTGCAAAACTTGTGGGTCTAAACCCATAGATGCTTTATTCAAACCAGTTCGTGATTCTTTTAATTGATCTAAATACTCAAGCATTGGAAATGCAGATTGAGCCACTAACGGGGTGTTTAATGGTTGAACTGCACCAGGTGTTTTTGTTCTAATCAACCCCCCTGCAACATTGTTTAAGATATCGTCAATATTAACAGCACCATCTTGAACCACTAATCGTGTATTATTTGATAAATATAAATTATCTAAAATTTGACGTAACACAGTTGATTTAATTAACTGTATATCCATTAAACTTTCAGCAACCGATTGACCAATCAATCTATGTGGCATGAGAATTGGACTTAATGTTGCAAAAGGGATATGGTCAAAAGGCTCATTCATCAAAATATGATAGCCAGAACCAACAGTACAAATACGTCTTAGTTCAGGAATATCATCATTATCAAAATCAACTTTTAAATAAATTTCATTATAAATTACTTTTTCTTGCGATGGATCAATATTATCGTCAACATCATATCCCATGGCTACTAATTCACCAACTGACATCTCTCTTCTGTGACAAACAAAATCAGCATCATCAATAGACTTACAATGTCTTTGAATTAAAAATTCTTCTTCAGGAATTTGTATAACTTTTATTTCACCCGATGTTTTCTTTTTTTTAATTTTTACATCATAAACATTGGGTATAGGTATTGTGACAACATTACCCGTGGCATCCATTGTTTGTTGCGGCGGTTCTTCTGTAAAAGGACGTTCCTCTTGTTCCACAATTTCTAATGAATCATCTTGCAACATCGCTGTGAGTTGATCCAGTGTTAAACCTGTGTATTCTTCCTCAACAACTGATTCTGATTCATCATAAAAAAATTTTACAACACCCATTTTGAATAACAGGGCTGATTTAAACCAGTTATGAAACATGGTAAAACCATTGTTTTTTTCTATAACATAGTTTGCATAAATAGAAGATTGTTCCGCCCCCGCTACATCTTCTTGATTACGAGGTAAAAATTTTATGTAATCTTTACTGCTTGTAAAAATACGCATTAACGATGGCATGATCTGTTCAATGACTTCCTGCAAATCGCTCGTGACTACCTTGCTTTTACCATCCTGTTCATTTCCGAATTGCTCAGAATTGTAATAATCCTGAACATCCATACGAAATGCTGATAAATCAGTATCGTAATAATTTAAGGCATCTTCTACCTGATTTTTTAAAACAGCAACTAATTGCTGATTATCCATTTTTGCCATATTTATTGAGGTGTTGAAAACTTACCAGTTACAACTTTACCTGACTTTTTGGATTTTTTTGGTTTCATTTTATCAACTTTATTCATCGTTGAATCTTTTTCATACATCATGTTTTTTTCCTTTTATAAATTGTAGGGTCATACCCATTGAGGTTAAAATTACTTTTTCTTATTTCTTTTTTTTCTTTTTGCTTTTTGTTTTTTTTTTACCAGTGTGATACATATAACCTCCCTTCTTAAACAAATGTTCTAACGTTTTTCTTTGGATTGGCTCGTTTACGAGTCACCGCTGATTTTATTTGTGATTTCGTCATTCTGTTTGCAGTTGCCCTTGGAACACATTTTGGATACCCACGTTTTGAACTTTTAGCTGACTTACGTCCACATGATTGAAATTTGCCATTTTTTTTGGGTGCTGAGATATCAACCCAATCACCACGTTTGCCCTTGCCAAACCATGCAGTCAGACCGCCTTTAGGTTTTGCCATCAAACAGTCCTGTATTTGCCACCACGTTTTTTGTACGTGCGAACTAACCAACCATTTGCATATGCACTTGGGTAAACATCAAATTTACGTTTTGCCTCTGCTTTTACTCTTGCATATAGCGAAGGGTTAGTGGGTACAGCTTTTTTCTTTTTTGTGGTTTTTCTTTTTTTGGTCATTTATGTACTTTTTGAATTTTAAATGTTGCTTTTTTACTTGCACCTTTATGCGGTTTAAATCCACCCGTTGGGTTTTTCATCAACGTATAACCACTTCCCTTTTTCATAAAATGATACCCACGTGGGGCAGATATTGATTTTGTTTTTACCATTTTTTACAACTCCAATAACGGGCGGTTGTTTTGTCTTTTGCAGTATCACACCTGTGTCTTGCCCGAAAACTTTTTCTACGACTGGGTTCGTTTTTGCGGATACGCATGTTTGGATCGCCAAACGTCACCCTAACAACATTATCGTTTTTGTTTTTTACAAAAACTTGAAATTTTTTTTTGCCAAAACTGGTCTGTCCTTTTCTGATCCTAGAAGGTTTATTTAAAGTAACCTTTTTGCCTTTGTATTCCGCCATAACTTATACAACCCATTTCATGTCACGTTCTATCGGTCTGTTCCATTTATAATTTCTATTATTTATCGTAAAACTGCCCCTAGAACCAAACGTCAAACATAACGCATCCGCTTTGTCTGGCGAAGAAAACCCACGTTTTTTTAACTGCTCTTTTGATTCAACCTTAATCTTACCATTAGACATAAAACTATAACGAGGTGTTGTTAATTCAGTTATGAGTTCTTCATCTTCTGGCATCTTACAATTTCTTGATTCAAACCATTCACGGCACAAAAACCACAATTCGTCACGAAGTCGCATATATTTTTCTTGCATACTTGGTAATTCAGCAACATTAATCGCTGACACTTGACAATCTAATAACTCTTGCAACCTATCCGCAACACCTGCACCCAAACCAATCGCATCAATCAATATTTCTTGCGGTCTTTTGTCAAAAGGTAGTGCCTCATATTCAGCAACAATTACACCCACAGTTTCCATAAGGTCTTTGCCTTGCCACGTTTTAATCG